GAAAGGTTATTAGTTGCGTAAGCCTTGAATGATGGCAATGCCAACGGACAATAGCAGTAGGTACCAGGCGACAATCAACATGACGCTAAGCGCCTTTCAATATCTACTAAATCAAAAGGTCGCCATACATAGCATTCAACATGAGGCATAAGTATCTCGAGCCAATGTTCTTGTGCATCTGAAGTTCTGCCCTTTTCGCTTTTAAGCTCGGCAAATATCAAGCCCTTTACTTTGTGGCAAAGCACCAGGTCAGGAAATCCAACAGCGCCTGAGGTTAGCCAACGGCCTTTAGCGGTCTGTGTAGGGCTGGCATGATGACAGTCCCAGCCATGAATATACGCCAGCGCTTTTACTTGCTGCATAAAAGACGCCTCAGAGATGGGTTTCATTTCTTGTCTTTTCCAAGCATGAACCCGCACATGAAAACGGCTGAAAGCATAATAATAAGACTGAATAGGTCAAGCATTTAGAACGGTTCCTCTGGGGTGTCATATACCGGCACTTCAACCTCGCCATTCTTTAACGCGTCAATCGCTTTACTGACTTCAAATTTGGTCATGGTGCCAATGTTGTGCGGGGGCAATTTGCCTGCCTTTTTCAGTTCGGCCTTGTAAAGCCATAACTGTTTTTCGCTAGGCAAGTTAGATGGCTGGGTAATTGTGGTATCTCCGCGCACAACCTTCTGCATTTCCTCACGGCTGGGTTTCTTAGTCCAATCCGCGCCTAGATATCCAGCAGCTGCTAAAGCGCGGCCTTGGCTCGAGGTAGCGCAATTCTCAATCCTGCTAGTGGCGTTCACGCCGCGGTCAGCAATCAGTTCTTCTGCGTAATCCACAGTGGTTGCCTGGGCATCGTTTTTGTCTAACCACAATGTGGTTTTGATGACGCATCTAACGCCATCGTCAAATACAAGCTCTGAATGGATAGCGCCATTTGGGTGGTCAATCCAGAAGGCTTTTATGCGCTCTGAAACTGGGGTGTATTCCTCGAGATTAAATGCCACGGGCGTACTCATTTGTTATGCGGTTTAACTCTGCCTCAATGCGCTGCAAAGCCTCTTTGAGCATTCTTATTTCTTGCTCTTTGGCGTAAATCATGTCTGCCACGTCATCATTGTGGGTGTAGTCACTCATCTTCTGCCAACTTAACTGTGCTCAAATAGTTAAAGCCTTTAGATGGGCCACTGGTGTTAAGTGATGGGTGCCAAGAATCGCGGATTGTCTCAGCGATATTGGGCAATGCGTGAAGCGCGCCTACAGCTTCTAGCACAAGGCTTGAATCCTTAAAGCGAAGCTCAAGCGCCAGATTATGGCTGAGGTTAGTTAGTTTGGCGATTAGTTCACCTGTTGATGTTTCCATTGTTTTTCCTTTGTTATTTTCCTGATGTTGCTCGCCAGTGACCGAGGCCACCGTTGCGATATAGGTAGCCAGCGACCTTGACATTACATTCAGCATTGAGCAGTGCCTTGACTACATCCTGTTTCTTACAGACAGCCCGTGTCACAGTAGCCCACGACCCTTGAATCTGTAGCAGACCGACATCTGGGCGTCCCGTGGATTTACGCACTGGGGATAATGCGCGCTCGGTGCAGCGGCTTTCTCGATAAGCAATTTTGGACATGACCGGCACAACTTTGGCGGGGAAATGCCGAGCGAGTAGGCGTTCCCATTGTGGGCATGAATTAGTAGCTGCACTTGCATGAGCTGGGACGGATAAACCTGCGATAAGGGCGATTGCCATAATTTTCTTAATCAACCTGTTCTACTTCTGTAATCGAAGCGAACGTCATCCAGGGAGCCTGCCTCGTGGCGACTGTGACTTTGACGATTTCTTCTGTTGCCGAATCCGTGAAGATTTGGACGAGGGTAAGTTTGTCTTTAGACCATAACGGCATATAGCCCCAGGTGGGGAGCATTACTTGTTCCAGTAGCGGTTGGCAAGCTTGAAATATGCCCAGGACAGGCACCAGCCGAATAACACGGCTATGACCATTTGTTCGTGTGTGTAGGTCATTTGTCGTACCATTCGCTAGTCATGAGTTCCTGTACTTGGTTAGGCATGAGAACAAAGCCTCGAGAGGGATTATCTGAGTTTTTAGCGAAATCCCGTTTTTGTAGCAGGTCGCGGTTCATGCGTAGATACTTTTTAAGCCTGGGTACTGACACCAAAGTGAAGGCACCAGGGGCGAAACGGTAAGCCCACCATTCTGCTGTGGTCACGTTAATGCCAGAGTCCTGCCAGCCACGCCCTGCGGGGTTCTGCTGGGTTTCAACGGCCATGTTGCCATTGCGATACCTGTCTGATTTAACTTCAATCTGAGCGCCTTGTACAGCGTCAAAGAATTCGATTAGCTCGGCTTCGCCAGCTTTGCCGTAGGCCATGTCCACTGTGAAGTCGAAGGCGGGTTCGTAGCCGTTAGTTAGTTTTGTCATTGTTTAACCTGATTTCGTAGCAATTTGCGCAATAGGCAGCGGAAACATTTTGTGTGTATTTGCAGCTGCGTATTCCTGCAGGCTGTTGGCAGTCATTGCATGGTGTTGGCGTAGCAATTCCAGTGCCTTTGCACTTGCCACATTTGTAAGGCTTACCGCGCCCGTGATAGGCGTTAGTCCAACGCTCACGGCTACCAGTGCCGGCACAGTTGTCGCATCTGGTTGGGTCGTGTTCTACTGCTCTTTCGCAAGTGTCGCAATAAACGCCAGCAAAGCGATTAGTTAATACATGGCCTTTGTGGTCAATCATGTGGTTTCCTTTGTTCGAGCCATTTGAGTGGCTTGGATTTACTATACACAATTTGCGAAGTCGGTGGGGGATTTCGTCCAATGGAAACAAAACTACCGCCCCCCACCTAGCCCCAGCACCGCTCAAACAGTGTCTGGGAATCCTTTATGGCTTAGGAAGTGCGCGCCATGCTTTTTCAAACTCTGCAGCGCTTTCCCATTCGTTAGAAATTTCAGCGTGTAGCCAAGCCCCACCTGGTGTGCCGGCATTGTCCAAAGAATTAAATAATTTGATGCCTTTTACCCCTGGGCCACGAGAACAGCGATACCCACGACCCCAGGCGGTTTTGTCTGTTTCGGGTTGTGCAGGGTTGCGGTACGAATAGTCATGCAGCTCACAAAGTAAAAGCGCCTCTGAGTTCTCTACTAGCCATGTCCATGCCTCTTTGGCTTTCGCTCTGCCTTCTCGAGTAGGCGGAAAGCCCATATCGACTGCGTAGCCACTGGCGTGGACACTTAGGTTTTTAGACCCGCGCATTGGGCGATTGACGTACATACCTAAGTTGGTGAATCCCCAGCGTTTATTGCATAGCTCGTAGAGTTTCTTGGTAATTGGCGAGGTGGCTTTGCCATCCCACGAAGGATAAAAAGGGTATTTGCGAGCGGTCATGGTGCAGGTGGTTCTTGTGGTGGTTCTTTATCTTTAAGATTATTGGCAGCTACGACACCCACGAGGGCACCACCGAGCGTCATTAGTAGCGGATTTAAGGTTTTCCAAGTTTCAGCGTCCATTTGAGACATCTCTACCGGTTGTGTCACATACAGAAGGTTGATAAGCATCGCAATGATTGAAAAGACAAAGACGAACACAAGGCCGACTGCGATAAACAATACAAGTCTTGCTTTTATTTCTGAGTTGGTCAGTCGTGGTCGTAGTTTCATACGCACTTTCCGCCTGTGCCGTAAAGCGGTGCAATGGTTGTTTCGACTGTTTGTGTTACGCCTCGTAGGGCTTTGTTTTTGGTTGGTGGGCAGTTAAGGCGTTCACGGTCTGCGCAAGCGGTGAGCGACCCTAAAAAGACCAATAGAATCAGGGTTTTACGCATCATGTTGCTTCGTATTGTGCATTGAATGTAAGAACGTCACCAGTTACCCAAGTAAAAGGTGCAGTAGCGGTAATACCGCCTTCAATGTTGGCAAAGGTGCCGTCTGTTTTAACGACTTGCGGACGTAAACCAGATGAACTGACGTTAAGCGAACCCAAATAGTTAGTGACGCCGTTGTCAAGATATCGAGCATTACCAGTGCTGCCGACGGCAGTTGCGCCAGCAACAGGCAAAGAGATAACAGGGCCGCTACCCACCGACGAAGTGCTGCCCAAAGTAAACTCAAAGTTCAGGTCAATGAACTTGCCAATTTGGATATAGCGAGCAATGACAGTGCCGTTACCAATAGTAAGGTTCGTGTAAGAAGGCGACCATGTTTGATACTTCGTATTTATCGGCAACCAGTTCGTGCCGTCATACGACCACAAACTAGAAACATCATTGGTATACGCCAACTGCCCCTGCGTTGGTGCCGTAATCCAAGCGTTACGCGCCGCGACCGTTGCAAACGATTGCACTGTCTGACTTTGAAGCATCATTACTTGGGCAGCAGTTAATATCTGCCCCGATGTGAATGTCTGATTTGCCATGTTTTTTCTCCCTTAAAAGGCTAGAAGGTTTATGTCGAGCGTTCCGAAGATTGCATCGTCAAGGGTTAGGTACTGATTTCCATCTGTACTTTCAAAAGTGTACGAAACAATATGGCTGCTAGGTGTGATGTTATGGGCAATGCCGGAAACAATTAGGGTCTGTGTCTCAGTGGCTGGGGTGCCCACCACAAAGTTTTTGACCACAGTAGCAATGCTTGTCATGTCAAGGCCAAAAATAATGTTCTGGTCAGTGGCCGATAGGGCTGACATTTCCGTAGATAGCCCTGTAAACCTCAGCACAGGGTTTTGGTACTTGCCGAGAAGATAATTGCCAAGAGCTGCAACTTCTGTCGTGGTGCTGTTAAGCAAATCAGTAAGCGAATACTGCTGGGCTTGATAAAGCGCAATGCTGGCCGCGTTGCTAGTTTCTTGTTTTGCCCCAGCGTCAGATTTTGTGACTATAAAATTGTAAAGCAGCTCATCGCCAAACTGGTTAATAAGACTTTGGTACCGAATGCCTGTGCCGTCAGTGTTAAAAGTAGCGCCTGCAACAGGGTTGAGAACACTAGACCTACCCTTAAAAGTTAGAATTCCTGCAGCGCTCATAAATAGATAGCCCTGCTCGCTGGTGTTAATCAGCTGCAAATAGTTAAGGCAGTTTTCGTCCTGGGCAATATTAAAAGCACCAAGGGTAGAACTGCCTGTGTCAATGGCTCGAGCGCCTTGGTAGTTAATCTCTGGCAAATCAAGCACAGTGTTGATGCGCGCACCTGTGGCCTGCACTGTTGTCGCTACGGCGTTGAGTTGCTGGTTAGCGAGCACTGTGAACTGGTCAGAGCATGACGCGTACATCATGTCTTGGTTAGCAATGTCGTAGTCAAGATTCCAGTCAGTAATTAAACCTGTGTAAATGGGTATGCCATTAGCGAGTATTTGCACTGGGCATCTAGGCAACACAAACGGATAGTAAGGGCTTGACGTATTGCTTGGGTTAAGTATTTGGCTTTCGTTGTAAAAAGCAATACTGGCTGTGCCGGCGTTAAATTGGTCTAACTGGCGTGAGCGTCCACGGTTAATGTTTACAGATTGAACAAGGCTGGTCAAATCTACAAAGGTGAGACCGCCTAACGTGCCGCGGCCTGCAGTGTCAAGGACACCATAAAAAGCATCGTCAAGCATGAACGGCGTACCAAAGCCAGTGGTGGATTGAAAGCCCACCAGCACTTGCATTGTAGGAACACTCATGCTGCCGCAAAAACCGTTCCGCTGCGGCGCTGGGCCTTCTGTATCGCGGCGATGATTTCCATTCCGATTTGGTCGGGAGTGCTAACAAGTCCAGCGTTCACTGTGATGTTCATACCGCCACCCATGCCAAATTCGCCCATGCGGCTTAACGGGATGACAGCCTCAGGGCCGTTGCCTTCACCAATCATTGCCAGCGTAGGGCCAGTGACAATGCCACCCTCTGCCAGCATAGGGATGTTAGGTACGTCAAATCCTTTGCCACCGATACCAGGCACCCAGTCGGGAACACTAAAAGACAATTTGCCGAAAGTGTTATTCCAGATTCGGGCTATGCCGTTAAAGATTGTTTTAGCAATTGTGTACATGGTTCTAAATGCAGGGATAGTTACTTCGGTAATCCAAAACTCGATGCCACCAAAGACAGCATCGACAACAGTTTTAAACGGTTCAAACTTTTTATAAGCCGTAACCAGTAGCGCACCTAAACCAACTACAGCAATAGCAATAAGGCTGAACGGGTTTAAAGCCATAGCAACGTTTACAGCAACAATGGCTGCAGCAATAGTGGCAATAGCAATGCCGATGCCTAAAAGAATCTCTGGGTGTTCCGCTGCCCAGTCACCCATCTTGGTTAGGTACGGAAGCACAGCTTCAATGGCTGGCAACAATGCAGCGCCGATACTTTCCTTAGTCTCAGCCAGGGCAACACCTAAACGCTGAAACTGTCCCTGTGCAGTACCGGCAGCAATGCTCGCCTGGTCTTGAAATGTGCCAGCAAGAGCGGCCATCATTTCATCTGCTGATGCACCGTCTTTTTCCATCTGCTTTAACTCAGGCGACAATTTACCCAGGGCAATTGTTGAGCCCGCTGCTGCCTTGGCCATGGCCTCGGTGACTGTACTTAAACTTTTCCCAGTGCCTTGAGCCACATCCATAGCAATAGACATAAGCTCTTGCGCTTTAGTGACGTCATGGGTCTGAGACATTAAACGACCAAGTGCAGGCCGTAGTTCATCGTCTGTTATGCCGAGCGCTTTACCTTGCTGGCTAATCCAATCCTCAGTGGCCTTGATTTGCTCATCAGTAGCGCCAGTGGTGTTACGCATTGTCAGGGCAAGTTTTGCCTGTGCAGCATCATCAGCAATGGCATCCTGAGTAGCGCTAAACAGTGCAGCACCTAAACCAGCAATAGCAGCAGCTGCAGGTACGGCTGCTTTCTTAATAGCAAACTGGGCTTTAGCGCTAGCACCCTCGAGACTGGCGAATTCCTTTTTGGCCTTGTCAATTCCTTTGGAATCAAACTCCGAGATGATGGGGATAAATACAGCCATTACTTAACCAAGTTTCTGTTTACAGACTTCATGACTTCTTCAATAGCGGCAAGAATGTCCTGTGTTGCTTGGCCGTAAATGTAGGAACGTGCCCGCCACATACCGCGCTGAGCTTTGCCGAATCGGCTGTCTAAGTCCTGCACAAATTGTGACCCGCTGTTACGCAAGCCAGCCAAATCAAAGAAAGCACCGCCGGCGTTCTTCTGTATCAAAGTCACCAAGGGAATATTGCCATTCTTGGCGCGTCCACCAATTTGGATAGTTACGCCTTTGCGCACTTTCTTGGCGTCATAACCTAAACGGGTGCCACCCTTTTTAGATGGGGCCATTCCCGACAATGGCGGTTTGTCGTCTGGGTATTTAGAAGCAACCTCTGTAACCATCTGACCACCAGCGGCCTTAATTTTATTTGTGGCTTTGAATTTGGTTTTGCTGTCAAGCTTGCCAAGTTCAGCGAGGGCTGCCTTGAGTCCGTAAATCTCTGTGCTAACTGTGGCGCTCATTTTTGTTTTTTCCTCGACTCGTTGATGATACTAATGCAAGTAGCCAAGTCGGGAATGTCAAATGCTATGTCAGGCGGCCAAAATCCTGTTTCTACCAGCAGTGATGCTAGAGAATATCGGAAGGTGCCGCCTCGGTAGGGTTTGGGCTTTCACTGTCCACAACCTCTAACGAGACTAACTGCTTAATGAAATCGTCAAGCATTAATGGCAAAGGCGAGATGCCTGAAACCTTGGCAGCTTCGTGAGCCATGA